ACGCGCTCGGATGTGATATACTATAGTCAATGAAAGAGAGGTTAACACCATGACAAACACTAACACACTTCCGCGCGTCCGCCCTATTAGCACCCGTGAACGTAATGACGTTCGTTTATTCTGCTGGGATTATGTAATCGACATAGCCGGAGAAACTTACCCTATTTCACTATCAACCGCGCCCGCAGATTCGGAAGACGTTACTCTAACCGCAACATTTACACCGAGCGGTGATCCGATTCAGGTTGTATATACACCAGATTTTGACGTTTATAGAATGCTCTTGAAATAAGTCGAAACGCCCTTGTGGCGTATATCGCGGGTGTGCTCCGTGGTACTGATGAGACAGCACGAAAGGAAAAAACAATGACAAACACAACCAAAACACCGAAAACCTACACCGAAATTTACAACCTTTTAACTCAAGAGAAGCCGCGTTCTGCATGGTCGCGCGGTGTAAACAATATCGCCGTGAATATTGTTAGTGAAATTCTTGAAAATGCCGACGGCAACGACGCCCCGCATTTTTATCGCGTGGACGACTTTTCAAGGCACTTTTACGGCGTTTCACTCCGTGAAGCCGTTGACGGCGGTTGCTTCCTGATTTATGACTACGATATAGCAAGAAATTTTTGCACACCGTCCGAGCTGAAACGCGTCAAAAACGGCGAACGCAACCCGAACAGCCGCGAGACGTGGCTTGATGTTATGTACCGTGGCGCATATCAGGCAATCAGGCATATTATATCTTTACAGTAAGGAGTTTAAACCCATGAAATGCAAATATGCAACATTATCAAAAGACGTCGAATTAAACGGATATGGTGTTATTTCCGCGGGACAAAAATATGAAATAATCAACCAAAATTCACGCTACACATATGTACAAATTAAGGCAGGATTAACCGCACAAATATGTAATAGCTGTTTAGTCGGTTATAAACCCAAAACAAGAGCGAAAAAGAAAACGCAAAAAATTAATTTGTTAGATTTATTATAATAACCTGCTGAGCTAACGGCAACACGGGCGAAAGGAAAAATTAACATATGAATCGCTATATTGTACACATCGAATTAAACCATCCGAATTATGAAAAATTTTGTGAGCTGTCCGCTCAAGAATTAACAAACGCTCAAACAGAAGCAATCGAACAGGCTGAAAAATACACGCATATTGTCAATGATTCAAATTGTTTTGAACGTCCGTTATTCGAGGTTTTTCGAATAACTATTTACGAAAAAACTCTTGAATTTACCGAAAAAGGCATTGCAACATATCAAAGTGTTTCACAACGTATATTTGAAAAATTTGGATTTAATGAACATTACACGGATATTGTTCATTTTGCAAATTCACATTTTTACAAGGTGGTGTATTAAATGAAAATAACTAAAATCAAAACAATCGTAGAGTACACCGTAGAAGAATTTGATTCTGTCGTTAATGCCTTTTTGGCAGAAGTAGAAGATGATTTATTATATATTAATTTTGACGGCGATGATAGTCTGTATATAGCGCACATTATTTATCGTGTCCATATTAAAGAATAATATCTTGCTGGGCTAACGGCAATACGGGCAGGCAAACATGAAGATTAAAATAAACGGGAAAAATTATATTGTATCATTCAAATATTTCAGATTTGGCGTACATAACATTTATTCATATCGCCCATCTCGAATTATTAAAATGCTACGATTAATACGGAACAATTATATCAACCCATGACAAATTCACACGGAGACATACTATGCCACAACGAACCTACATTATCAAAATAGCACCTTACGGCTCACCTCACAAAATCACATCCCATCTAATAAAAGCCCACACAGCGAAAGAAGCCCTTACCAAAATACACACCATCTTGCCGCCAAACGCGACAACCCCATACGAACTAATCTCAATTAAATGGGATAGATTGACAGATTATGTAGAAAATTCTTTCAAAAATAAGGGGAAATTTTCTCATAAAACTATTGACAAACACGCAAAAATGTGATATACTATTATCACCAAATAAAAGTCCACAATAGTGGCAGCATGATTGGTACAACTTTTGATGTGTTTGGGCGAAAAGCCCCGACACGCGGGAATAGCTTACAGAAAAGCAATAACAGCCTCCGTTATAACGCGCGCTTGCACCGCGCTTCCCGCACCAGCCGCAAGGCAAATAAAAACACATTAAGGAGTTCTAACAATGGAAAAACGAATCTCACGCATACTAACCGCAACACACTGTATCGCACTTATGCTGAACCTTGAAACCGAAGCAACCTTCACGCGCGATATAACAATTGAGGGCGATTACAAATCAATCGACCTGCTGAACAAGGCGCTTGCCCGACAGCTCAACACCGAGACTGAGCGTTTTATTCGCGTCAAGCTCAGCGAAAAAGTCAACAAAACATATGCAATGCCTGTTTCCAAATTTATTGCAAATGCAGACGTAATTGATAACTAAAAGGAGAACACAAACATGACTGGTTACAATGTAACAATAAAAGAAGCATCCCGTGAACTTACTGCCCGTGAAAGAATTGCAATCAAAGACACAACCGACGTTGAACGCCTTGATGCCGCTACCAAAGACGGTAACACTATAATTATTACGCCCGTCGCATGGGCTGTGCTCGAAGTACACAACGAAAAAGCGAAAGATGATAAAGATTATTACAACTATGTAATAGTAGACAAAGATAACACCCGTTACCTCACAGGCTCAGAATCATTCTTCACATCTTTCCGTGAGATATGGGACGAAATGAGCGAAACAGGGGAAGTATTTGAAATCAAGGCATATCAGCGCCCATCAAAAAATTATCGTGATAAATCGTTTATCACCTGTTCAATTGTCTAATTAACGCAAGGGAGAAGGGAAAAACCCTTCTCCCGTTACCATAAAGGCAGGAGGTAATTATGGCAAAGCAGAAGAAAACACCCGAACAATTAAAGCAAATACGCCATGAAGCGGCACTTAAGGCGGCGGCAACTCGCAAAGCACGTGAATCACAATTGACGCCTGAAGCACGTGAAGCCTTACGAATTAAACGCGCCGTTATACTTTCACAAAATCGTAAAAAACGAACTACAGCGCCAAAGCAGAAGAAAACACCTGAACAGCTAAAGCAAATACGACATGAAGCGGCAATAAAAGCGGCGGCAACCCGCAAAGCGTGTGAATCGCAATTGACGCTTGAAGCGCGTGAAGCATTGAAAGCTGAACGGTCACGAAGGGCAAAGGAAGCAAAAAAGAAAGACAATCAAGCAAGGAAATTTTTTGAGAAATTAAAAACAGATTTGCAAAAACGACTAAAACAAGGCGGCTTATCATCTCCGTTTTATCGTGCAGTTGCGCAGATTATTTCCAAAGCACCTGACACACCTGCAACACAACAACGTGTATATAAAATGCGAGAACGCATTGATTATGCACTAAAACGCGGACAATACCCAACATCAAGCCGTGATGTAAAAGAAGCAATTATAGACTTAGAAGCAATTTTTTCGGATAAAAAACAAGACATTAAATTTGAACGTGGTTTCAAAGTTTACACGCGAATACTTGAAATGTATGCATCTTTACCAACCGAATATACATGGAAGGGCGAATTATTAAAGGCTCAATATGAGTGGCATATGCAATACGCGAGCGCATTAATGCAATCACTTGAAGATGTTATTGCAGATGATGGCTTTATGGCTGTTATGCGTCGTATCGACAAAGCAGCAGAACATATAGACATTTTAGCTCAAATCATTATGTATGATAGCGATGCAACAAATGTCAGAAGCGCATTAACACAATTTGTCACCTTAATTAAAGACAAACCCACACTAACACCCGGAGAATCACAAACATTAAATGATATAATCGAAAACGAATTTGAAGATTGGGGAGATGTAGATTAATGTGCGCACACGGTCATTCAAATATTTTGCCTGTGATTTTGAAACAACAGTTTATGAAGGGCAGGACTCTACCGAAGTTTGGGCGGCGGCAAGTGTAGAACTATTTACTGAAGATGTGAATATTTTTCACTCGATAGGCGAACAGTTTGATTATTTTGTATCGCTCAACGAAAACATTATCGCTTATTATCATAATCTCAAATTCGATGGTTCTTTCTGGTTGTCTTACCTGCTTTGTGACCTTAACTACAAGCAAGCATATAAACAACGTTCCGAAACGGAATTAGATGTTGAATGGTTGCCTGACTGGGAAATGCCGAACAAATCATTTAAATATCTTATCTCCGACATGGGGCAATGGTATAGCATCACTATCAAAATCAATGACAACATTATACGCATTTATGACTCCCTTAAACTTTTACCCTTTAGTGTTAAACGCATTGGAGAATCATTCAAAACCAAACACCAAAAGTTAGACATGGAATATAAGGGTTTAAGATATGCAGGGTGTCAGATAACGGACGAAGAACAAAAATATATAGCAAACGATGTATTAGTAATAAAAGAAGCACTCGAAATAATGTTCACCGAAGGACACAACAAACTAACAATTGGTTCATGTTGTCTTGCTGAATATAAGCGTATCGTAGGTGCCAAAGTTTATGAATCAAATTTTCCACAACTAACGGATATCAACATTGACCCTGCTGTTTATGGTGCTGACAATGCGGATGAATATATTCGAAAGGCATACAAAGGCGGTTGGTGTTATCTTGTAAAAGGCAAAGAAAATCAAGTCAAAGTCAATGGAACAACAGCAGATGTAAATTCATTGTACCCTTCCATGATGTCAAGTGAATCGGGAAACCGTTATCCCGTAGGTGAGCCCATATTTTGGAGTGGTAATTTTATACCCGAAGACGCAACAAAAGTAATAGCATATTATTTCATACGTATTCGCACACGCTTTTACATTAAAGACGGAAAACTGCCCTTTATACAAATCAAAAACAGCTTTATGTATAGTAGCAATGAATGTCTTGAAAGCTCAGACGTGTATGACACATCAACACAAACCTACCACAAAGAAATATATGATTATGACGGCAAAAAGGTAGATACTCGCGTCACGTTAACATTAACGATGACAGACTGGGAGCTACTGCAAGAACATTATAATTTAGTTGACTACGAAATACTTGATGGTTGTTACTTCAAAGCAAAAATAGGTATATTTGATGAATATATGGAAAAATATAAACAAATCAAAATGACAAGCAAAGGTGCAAAACGAGAATTAGCAAAACTGTTCTTAAACAACTTATACGGCAAAATGGCTTCGTCTAAAAATTCATCATTCAAATTAGCTTACGTAAAGCCCGACGGTGTAATTGGCTTTTACGTTATACCCGACGCATCAAAGCAAGCAGGTTATATAGCCGTAGGCGCGGCAATTACATCATATGCACGTAACTTCACTATACGTGCCGCACAAGCTAATTATCATGGTAAAAAATCCCGGGGTTTTATTTATGCAGACACTGATAGCATACACTGTGATTTATTTCCTGACGAATTACAGGGAATAAAAACAGATGATGTAAAGTTTTGTTGTTGGAAGCTTGAATCATGTTGGGATTTTGCTACATTTACAAGGCAAAAGACTTACATTGAACATGTCGTGCAAGAAAATCTTAAACCCTGCGAACCTTATTATAACGTTAAATGTGCAGGAATGCCCGAACGTTCTAAAAAATTATTTATTCAATCAATGACGCAACAAATTACAGATGAATTAACAGAAGAAGAAAAAGAATTTGTAAAGCAAAAACGCACAATAATTGATTTTCAAAAGGGATTGAAAGTACCTGGAAAATTATTGCCCAAACGCATTTTAGGCGGCATTATACTTAAAGATACAACATATGAAATGAGGTAATCTATGAAACAATATGATGTTATTAAATTTCTCCGCAAACAAGCACACAATGTTTATGTGTCGGGAGTTATTGATGTATTAACACCTGATGAGCAGGATTTTTATGACAAGCTGTGCGGTATGTATCAATTTCTCACCCAAGAAGAACGATATATAATTGATTATCTATACGTTCAAAAGGTTGGGAACTATGAAGACTGTGCTAAAGCATTAAATAAATCTGTTTATCAGTTATACAAAATAAGGAAAGACGCGCTGACAAAACTGTACAACTTAATAAATAATGAAACATAAAATAAGTGCTGAACTTAGGTTCAGCACTTTAATATATCTTTAACGCATAGACAACAAAAGCGGCTCACTAACCGTCAGAAGATACAGCAGTTTATTCCACCTGTGTGACCTGTATCACTCAGTTATTGATATATGCGTAGATACCTTAATATGATAGAGCTTTTAATATAGCTTCTTTGCACGCGAGGTTCTTGAACCTAAAGCAACCCTTTTGGAAAAAGTACCTCATCTGCGACAGAAACATATCATTTTTTCTAAGCATCACATAATTAATGTCATGGTCGTCCTTAGTTACAGTTATTTTCAGCGGGTATGTGCCGTCTGCTTTATTATCACAATAAATAATGCCCGCGTCAAGGTATTCACGAATTCCAAATTCAGCACCATTATATTTAATAGTTGCAATATAAGAAGAATATCCGCTCGGCTTGTCAATGAAGGCATAATTATCAAACAAATAAACAGCTTCATTTGTGAACTTAGAATAAGCATCATTACCAAATGCCTTATTGAAACCGCTTGTCGCCTGTGCGCGTCCTGCGGCTTCCACATATCCCTGTTCAAGCACAAAACCCTCGCCGCGCAAAAATTTTGTATTTGTATTCAATCTTTCCGCGATATTCATGGCGGCATAATAGGGATTGAGAATTGTAATAGGGTTTGCGCACATATATACAGGGACATATCTAACCATTTCACCCTGTCCTCTTGCAACAATTTTATGTAACGCACGAAATTTATTTACTTCATTCTGACAATAATGTGATGTTTCAGATTGAAATTCATCCATGAACATACGTTTGGTGTCAGAAAATAGGTGAGAATATTTTTTCAACTGGTCAATTGAATTCATAGCAACCGAATAACCGCAAGGCATACCGTCTAAATATAATTCGTGATAAATGCCCTTTGCCCTCGATTTACTATCCATCACATGTTCAGGGAAAAATAAGGTATGAATGTCTTTATAAAATTTTTCTGCACAACTGTCTAATTCATATGTAAATCTGTTTATTAACATAAATTTATCTCCTTTTTGGAGAAATTTGTTAACCAACAGACGAGAAAAATACGTTGTTTTTCCAGCAGTATTATTAGCTGTACACATATAAATTTCGGGCTTATCCCCGTTAATATCTGACAACGATAAAAGTTTTGTACCGTCATAATATTCAGGCATAATATCACCTCAATTGTTATTATAACATAGACATATTAAAAAGTCAAGTGTGTTCATAAATTGTTTACAAATTTTATTAAAATATTTCTTGACATAATATCGGCTCTGTGATATAATATAATAAAGAGGTGGAGTATGGGTATAACAGAGATTTGTGCAATAATATCTACAGGTATAGGACTTATCGGTGTGATGTGTAAAGTGATACATACGTTAACAAAGCTTGATGATACCGTTAATCTGTTGCAAGAGACGATTGACGAACAAAAAAGTTTCAACAAAAATATTGTAAAAACAATACACGAACACGAAACAAGAATTAATGCATTGGAGCTTCACAATGGAAAAGATTAAGAAAACTACTATTGTTCGCATAATCATTTTAATTGTTGCGTTATTGAATCAAAGTGTAGCTGTTATAGGCGCGTCAACCTTTGCAAATAATGATTGGTATCAAATTTTTTCAGTTATTGTTACCATTATAACAGCGATAATTAACACGTGGTATAACAACGACATTACACGTTTGGCAAGAATCGCAGGTGTTTTCTTTGAAGCACTGAAAGACGGCAAAATTAGTGAAGATGAAGCAAAGAAAATATTAGAGGATATAAAAAATGAGTAAACTGACAAAAGAAGAATTTATGAATGCGTTAAAGACAAGAATCGGAGACAGCACGACTGACGAAGACTTGAATTTCTTGAAAGACATGAATGACACATATGATGAGCTTGAAAAAGCAAGTCAAGACACAACTGATTGGAAGTCGAAGTACGAAGAAAATGACGCAAACTGGAGACAGCGTTATAAAGACACGTTCTTCAACAAACCCGATGAAAATTATGACGACGGTAAAATTGATTATGACAAGACTGAAAAACCTCTGACATATGAATCATTATTTAAGGAAGGTGTAAAAAATTAATGGCAAGAAGAATAGCAGAATCTACTCTTAATGCAAGTACAATTGATATTCTTAATGTAATACGTGCAAACGCAACCTATGAATATCAGTCACTTGTACCTGAAGTCACGCAAGAAATAGATATACCTAAAGTAGGCGATGTTCTGTACGGACATCCTGCTATGGCAAATCAGTTTCTTAATGCTCTTGTAAATCGTATCGCCTTTGTACGAATTAAGAGCGCAGTATTCAACAACCCGTTTACTCGGCTGAAAAAGGGTTATCTTGAAATGGGCGAAACCGTTGAAGAAGTCTATGTGCAGATATCCCGTGCAAGGCTCTTTAGCGCAGAAAAGGCAGAAGCACGTGAATTCAAACGTTCTATTCCTGATGTTAGAACAGCATTCCATTGCATCAACTGGCGCGTACAGTACCCCATCACAATTCAGAATGAAGACCTTAGACAGGCATTCACAAGTTTTAGCGGCGTGGAAGACCTGATAGCAAGAATTATCGAAAGCGTTTATACAGCAGCTGAATATGATGAATATCTCCTGTTTAAGTATCTCATAATCAAGGCTGTTTCGCACGGCAAAATGTATCCGCAGGCTTTTGACGCTGCCGACCTTAAGAATGCGGCTATTGCATTCCGTGGAATGTCTAATAAACTTCCCTTTATGTCTAACAAATATAATGCGTCAGGTGTTGACACAACCACACCTAAAGCAAATCAGTATATTTTCATGGACGCTGATTTTAACGCACAGTATGATGTTAATGTACTTGCAAGCGCCTTTAACATGGATAAGGCTGACTTTATGGGAAGACTTACTCTTGTTGACGATTGGACTACATTTGATAATGAACGTTTTGCTGAAATCCGCAAAGAAAGCGACGGAATTGAAGAAATTACTGCGGCTGAACTTGCGCTCATGAAAGATGTCAAAGCAATTATTGTAGATGACGAATGGTTTCAGGTATATGATAACCTGACCACCATGACTGAGACTTATGTTGCAAGTGGGCTTTATTGGAACTACTTCTATACTACATGGAAAATTGTTTCTTCCTCTCCGTTTGCTAATGCAATTGTCTTTGTCGATGACGGCGCAACACTTACTGCCCCTGCAAGTCTGACCGTAGAAGTAGTAGACAAATCAATTGACGAAAACGCTACTGTTCTTACCCTTATTCCTAAGGCTAACGGCGCATCCCTCGCATGGTCAGAATATACGTTTGTTCAGACCGAAGATGCTGTTAGAAACGGCATCGGCGTACAGAAATATGGTGCAATCCTTATTCCTGCTAACGCAACAGCAACCAAAATGACTATCAAACTTGGCGATAATACTTATACTTCCGCTACAACTATTTCAGGCACAGAAGCAGTTGGCGCAACTATTACATTCGCTAAGGACTAATTTCGGGATAGGGTGGGTAGATGTCTGCCCACCCTAAAGGTGTATTATGTATATAGCTCCTAACAGTACAGTATATTTATTAACTGGTGTTCCGTGTGATAAATCATATGTTCATACGTTGTACTTCGAAAATAAAAATGAACAGTATACATATTTTTATGGCAAGCGGGTAAAAACGTTTACGAATGTTTCTTATCAGCGTCACAGTAAAAACAGCATACGTCTTGAATGCCTTGCAGATGATATTTATAATGTAAATTATTTAATGTTTCAAAACACGGCATACGGGAATAAATGGTTCTATGCTTTTGTTAATAATGTCGAGTATATAAACAATGTTACAACAGAAATAACATACACCATCGACGTTATGCAAACATGGTATTTTGACTACACACTGGGTACTTGTTTTGTTGAGCGTGAACACACTTTAACAGACGTTGTAGGCGAAAATACTGTCCCTGAACCTGTTGACGGCGGAGAACCTTATATCCAAGAATACAACGATTATATGTACCCTCGAAATCCAAACCAACCACTCTTTACACTTGTCGTATACTATATTCCGACACAAGGAAAATATATTAAGGAAAGAGGTAAAGATTACACATATAATGTCGGCACGAACGAGAACCTGCGCGGAACTATCGGTAACGGCATTTACGTTGGCGCAATTACTCATTCGGAGTTGATGTTTTTAGGTGTTGATGGTGTTGAAACCTTAAAATGGTTAAATGCCCTTTTCAAAACCTTAGATGAAATCGGTGCAACAATTATAAGTGTTCAACAAGTACCAACTCAGGCGTGGGCAGAGGAATTACACGGTTCATCACCTATTATAAAACCCATAAATCAGCCGTTATCGTTCAGTGTTGGTTCAGGTACAAGTGAATATCCAAGAACCGACATATATACTCCTAAAAACAAAAAGTGTTATACATACCCATATAGTTATATGATAATATCAAACAATAAGGGCGATGAACGTACTTTGCTTTGGGAACAAAGCGCAAGTAAAACCTCAGACGGAAGACAACAGATTAGAATACAAATTTCATCTGCGGTCACTCCGACGTGCGAAATTGGGGCGCGTCCTATGAATTACATGGGCAAAGAAGTTAACTATGACGAAGGTGTGCTACTTAATGACTTTCCTATGCCGTCATGGTCGGAAAATTCATTTGACCGTTGGTGGGGTGTAAACAAGTATCAGTTTATGTATAACACAGTCACAGACGCAATCACAACGTTAGCTAACTTTGCAAGCGGCGTGGCAATTAGCAAGGTAGGTGCGACGAGTGTTGCGAACCCATTTGCAGGTCAAGCTGTTGCCACCCGTTCGATGACGGATGCTGTAAATGCTGATATTTACAATCGTTCTCAAGGTGTCGAAATTTCAGCGACACCGACGTCTATTTTACCCGTTGTCGATAACATCGTGGAATATGCTACACGTAAACGCACCCCGAATAAGGGCAGAGGAAATCTTTCATCATCGGGTTTGCCTGTCACAGAAGGAAGAATTGGGTTTAGTATGTATTCTATGGGTAGTAAACCTGAATACATTAAAATGGTCGATGAATATTTCAGCATGTTTGGGTATAAAATATGCCGACTTAAAATACCAAATATCAAGGCTGTTGCTAAATCAGAACTGAGACCACAGTGGAATTACATCAAAACAACTACATGTATTATTGACAACCTTAACGCGCCTGCTGATGTTGATGAACAACTACAGAATATTTATAATAGTGGTATCACATTTTGGATGAATCCTAACAATGTAGGCAAATATAACTTGGACAATAGTCCGCAGGTGACATAATGGCAAGGAAAAATAAAGAATTTTGGGAAAGCGCATCGTTAAACAATTATACTTTTAGACAATATTATAACCGGCTTACTGAACTTGCGATATCCCGTTTTGAGTGGTCGGGTTTGCCTGACAGTGTGGACGCAAGATTTCTTGAATTAACATTATTCGCACAGGGACAATGTGTATTCTTTTATGACGATATTCTCGGATATCTCGCATTAATGTGTACAATAGGTGGCGAACTCAATGTTTATCGCATACCGACAAAGCGCCGTGCATATGCAAATAACGGTTATAATAAAGAACTAAGCATTAACGATTCTGTAATAATTTACAACAACACGTTAAGAACAGGTTTGATACCTGATATTACAATGTATGCGACAAGGCTATATAACCTTGAACGCGCCATAGATGTAAATGCTAACGCACAGAAAACGCCTATTATGATTTTGTGCGATAATGCTCAGTATCTCACGATGAAAAACATGTACATGAAATATGACGGGAATCAGCCCTTCATATTTGCTGACAAACAATTCAACCCGCGAGACAGCATAACAACCTTAAACACTGGTGCACCATATGTGGCAGATAGGTTGTATACACTAAAGACGCAGGTGTGGAATGAAGCGCTTACTTACTTGGGAATATCAAACCTGAACATTCAGAAAAAAGAACGTCTTATTACTGACGAAGTACAACGAAATACGGGCGGAATTGTCGCAAGCCGTTTCAGCGCATTGTCTGCAAGACAACAGGCTTGTAATGAAATAAACCGTATGTTCGGGCTGAATGTGTGGTGTGAATTCAAAAAGGACTTCGTGCAACTTTCTAATGAAGATATAGACCCTGAGAAAGAGGTGACGGCTATTAATGAGTAAATTCACAACAGAAGTCCGTTTTATTTGTGAAAGCGCGGCAGGGTTAAAACATAGCATAGGTTATGATAACATTGACGAAGTATTAACCGAAGAAACCATCAATAAAGTCATGCCCGATTATCCTCTGTTTGATGAAAACTATCGGTATCAGCTGAATAAAAAGATATTGAAGTATTATTACACAAGAGAAATTTGTGCAGAAAGTGTAGGGCTTTGGCGGCTTTGGCTTGAGAATAAACTTAACGGCATAATGCCTTATTATAATCAGCTATATGAAAGTGAATTGCTAAAATTTGACCCTCTTAGCGATTATAAGGTAGTAACAAAACAGAGTCTCAATAGAGCTGGCACTGACAACGAAGAAGGAACAACGAAACAGAACGGCACTGAAACACGCGCGTATACTAACGAATACGAAAGCAATCGCAAGTCTAATAATAGCGACATATACAGTGAAACAAACAATAACACTTATAAGGGCGAACGTGTAGGCGACATAAAATCTAATGACAGTGTATCTGACATTAATACATCAGAAGTAAAGCGCACAAATAATAACACTAAGCAGGACGCATATTCAGATACGCCGCAAGGCGGATTAAGTGGCGTAACACTGAGGAATTATTTGACGAATTACCGACAAGTTACGGATGGCGGTAATGATACCGAAGAAGTCAACAACACAAATAATCAAACTTCTACTTCAAACCAAAATCAGACAGACACAGAAAACAATTCTTCTAATGCTGAACGCACTGGTTCAAGAAACAACAGTGGTGGTGAATATGTCAATGATAAGGCGAATGCGAATGATTCAAAAGTAAACGCACAAACAAGTGTTGTGAATAGGAATAAAACTATCAACAGTGTTGAATCATATGTTAGAGAAGTTAGTGGTAAAATGGGTAGTGGGAGCTATGCAAAATTACTGTTGGATTTTCGTAAAACAATGATAAACATTGACATGATGATAATCGAAGAACTAAGCGATTTGTTCTTTGGACTATGGGAGTAATTATGAATTATATTTATAATCTGAGTGGAAAATTTACTGCGGATAATAAAGCACCGTATGATGCTAAGTGGACGGTAATTTTTAGAAATCTTAACACAGGTGGAGCTCCTGCACAGTATATTCGCGTTAGACAAACTTGTAACATGATACCGAGGAGAGCAGGAGTATATACTGTTACGCAGGATAATTTTGAACAAAACAACGTTGTGGTAACACCTGATAATGATATTGTGGATAATACTCACAGTGCAACGTTTGTTGTAGAATATGCCGATAATCCCAACCCTGCTGTTCGTCCGAATAAAATGTCTATAACCATAAGTGGATTTGATTGGACGGCAGAAGCAATTGAAGCGGCATTTAACGAACAGGCATTATTGCTTGACAGTCTTAAACTTGTGAGCTTTACGACTGTCAAGGTTATTAGTGCTACATTAATATATTAAGGAGATAACTATGGCTAACGAACAAATTGAAAAAATCCGCTTTTGGTGTCAAACGGTTTTGCCGACGGTTTACGATGATTCACTGAGCTACTATGAATGTTTGTGTAAATTTGCAGAAAAGCTGAATGAAATTGTTGCGTTTGTGAATGGGCTGGCGTATGATATTCCTGACGGAAGTATAACGACAGTTAAGTTGGCGAACGGCGCTGTTACAAATGAAAAGCTAGGCGCGGCAAGTGTAACGAATGACAAGTTGGCGGTAAATAGCGTTACAGGTGTAAATATTGCCGATAAGGCTGTGACGACTGCTAAGTTGGGTGATGGAGCTGTAACGGGTGATAAGATAGCGCCTGCGGCAGTGACGGGCGATGCAATCGCTGACAGCTCTATTACGACGCCTAAAATTGCAAATGTGAGTGTAACAGCAGAAAAAATAGCGGCAAACGCTGTAAACACAGGGAAAATTGCTGACAATGCTGTGACGAATGCTAAGTTGGGTGATAATGCTGTAACGTCTGCTAAAATAGCTAATGGTGCTGTAACAGGTGCTAAAATGACAATCGGCGCAAGCGGCACTGTTGATAAGTATGTCGCTGTTGACGCAGGTGGCAATCTCATTAAGGCAAGCGGAACAGGCTCAGGCGAAATTGCTGATGGTAGCGTTACGACAGCGAAGTTGGCTGATGGCGCTGTCAGTGAATCAAAAATAGCTGATGGGGCTGTCACTAATCAGAAGATTGGAACTGAAAGTATCACGGGTGAAAAAATAAGCAATGCTACAATAGCGGGCGAAAAGCTGATTATTGGTGACACGGGTACTGTTGATAAATATGTCGCTGTTGACGCAAGCGGCAATCTCATTAAGGCGAGTGGTACTGGTTCAGCCGAAATTGCTGACGGCAGTGTTACTACTGCGAAGTTGGCTGATGGTGCTGTGACAAAATCGAAGATAGCGAACGAGAGTGTTAATCTATATAAAATGGCGATACAAAACCCATATGCGGGTCGTTTGCTAGAAATTACAGGGAGTTACAGTGGCGGTACTGCTATTTTGCACGGTATAACTGAGATTGCATTTGCTCAAATTGGGTCTGACGCAAAACAAACCTTTACGTTTACACTTAGTGATGGAAGTACGGTTCAAAAACAAATTGTGTGTCAAAATGTTGACGCTTCAACAAATAATGTGAACACACAAGATATAACGAACGATGTTGAAGCCGAAGATTACAAAATTAATACCGAGGTATAATATATGATGGACTTTGACTTTTCTACTGTGAAATCTGTGACTATTCCTGAAGGAGTAGTCACAGAAATAAAACAAGGTGATACTGTGCTGTGGAAAGCGAAAACAAAAAGGTTGCCTGATGAATATCAAGAAGTAGAATGGATTAAACCGCTTAATGCTAAATTATCTTTGCCTGCTGGCACAATGGATTATGGCTATGCGTCGTTTAAAGTTAGTTTTCCAAATAAACAAACCTCAGGTTATACATTAGCACACGCAGGAACTTCGAATACTGCAATAGGTTTTTTTGAACTCTATACAGCAGAATCAAGTAACATGCTTAACGTAATATTCGCGTTTAACAATATAGACCTTTTTGGTGTGCGTGATATATATTCTGTACGGGACACAATTGACCCGTCAAATGCGTTTGTAGCAAAATGCGATGGTGATTATTTGTATCTCGGCTCTAAAACAAGCTCCGCTTCGGCATACTATACTCAAGAAACTTGGTACTTGTTTGGACAGGATACGGAAGCTTACGATTATGGTGGCGAATTGACGGTATACGAAGTGTCAATGGGACAATATACATTTGTGCCTTGCTATCGGAAAAGCGATAATGTTATTGGTATGGGCGTGATAGGCAGAACATCTCCGTCGTCGTTCTATGCCTTTTTAACAAGTGCAGAAGGAAGTTTTGAAAAGGGTGGCGACGTATGAAAGGAATTGATGTTAGTAAATACAACGAAACTGTCATGTGGGATGATGTAAAAAACGCTGGTTTCGAATTCTGCATGATTCGTGGTGGATATGGTAAAGAAGAAGCTCAGATAGACCCTCAGTTTGAACGAAATTACAGAGGTTGTGAACGTATTGGTATTAAACGCGGCATGTATTGGTTCAGTTATGCCACAAACATAAGTGAAGCTATAGAAGAAGCAAAGCTATGTTTGAAAGTTATAGACGGAAGAAAACTGGAAATGCCTATCGCTTTTGACTTTGAGTATGATTCTATTCGATATGCAACAACTAAGGGAATAACAATCACAGACGAATTGGCACAAGATATCGCAAAAGCGTTCCTTGATTACATCAAAAATAATAGTCATTATCATGTTGCGATTTATACAAACCCTGATATGATTGAAAGATATTATAAGGGATTGGAAAAAGAATATGACTTATGGCTCGCATACTGGACAAAAATCAACCCGAAGGAACATTACGCGTACCAAATATGGCAGCGGGGGACTGTTAAAATCAAAGGCAAAACTTTTGACGAAAATGTGTGCGTTAAAGATTATGATGCTTATCCTGATATAAAAGGTAAATGGTATCAGAAGGCGGCTAAGTGGTGCATTGACAACGGCGTTATGGTCGGGTATGGAGATGAACTATTCCATGGTGATGACGTTTGTACAAGAGGAATGCTGGCTCAGGCGCTTTACAATTTGAATAACAAATGAG